TTGAAAAAGCCCGTTTGCAGGGCTTTGCCAACGACCCGGACGACCGCGGTGGAGCCACGATGATCGGGGTAACACTCGCAGCTTTCACCGCATGGAGAAAATCTCAAAAACGACCCACACCGACGGTGAAAGAATTGAAGGCGATTTCTTATGAAGAGTGGAGAAATATCGCGGATCACGATTTCTGGCAACGCTGTAAGGCCGACGAATTGAAATCCCAATCCGTGGCAATGATGGTCGCAGACTTTACATTCCACAGCGGAGCACATGGGATCAAAGCTCTTCAGCGTGTTTTGGCGCAGAATGTTGACGGAATTATGGGGGCGAAGACTTTGGCCGCGGCCAATGCAACACCGCCCGAGACGCTGTTTCTTGCACTCAAAAACGAGCGGCTGCGATTTTTGCGTGCCATCGTGAAGAATAACCCGCGCCAACAAAAGTATCTCAAGGGCTGGATCTCGAGAGTGGAAGCGATTCCTTTTACAGACTGACATGAAGATAGATTCGAGCATAAAACTTTCACCGCTGATTCTGCTGGTGCTTAGCCTTTGCTTTTCAAGTTGCACCACCACCCGAACCGTGGAGCGGCGCGTTCTTGTTCACGACACGCTGAAAGTCAACAGAACCGACACGCTTAGATTCACGGCACTTGTACGGGATAGCGTCTATTTGCATGATAGCATCTATCTCGAAGGAGCAACCACCGTCAAAGAACGCATTAAAGAACGCTGGCACATTCGAACGGACACCGTTTGGCGGACAAAAACGGAAGCTCTTCACGCAGCGCACCGGGAGACGGCAGAACAGAAAGAAAGACGAGAACCATCGTGGGACACTGATCCTAGGTGGGTGCTGGTGCTCCTCGTGGTATGCGCGGTGCTTAATGTTCGATCAGGCAAAAAAAAGTAGCGTAAGGTATGCAGTTACTCTCATCGATTCCATCATTGACCTTTCCTGATGAGTGGGAGGCTTTGACAATATCCTCAAGCACGCCCCTGAAGTGTTTGGTAAGCGTGAACGCGGCCGTTGTGCTGGACTTGACTTTGCGCCCATATAACGGAAAAATTGTTCTCCACGACGTGGGAACGTTGATACGCGACCGCGCCGAGGGGAAAATTTCCGAGGTGAAGCTGGAGGTGGTGAAGGAAGGCAACCGAACAACACTGGCAACTTCATCAGTCATACCGGCACAGCGCCGAATGGGTGAAACGGCCACGGCCTTTGCCGCAAGCTCTTTCCTTTCGCTTTTGCAAACGACCAAGATCACGCACCGTGCAGCCACGGAACGCGTGGCTTGGATCGGTAGCGATAGCGGAGTGACGGTTACCACTGTATGGTCAACGCCCAAAAGCGTTTTGACACGAGCCGAAAGTATAGCTGCACAATCCACTGACGGAGCGAGCATTGCAGACGTTTCGCCGAATCGATTTACTCCACCCACCGCGGGAGCACAGCTTTGTAGGTACATCGTGAGTTGTGGAGCCCGCCGCCGCCACTTCATTATGGCGCCGCCGGGGCTTTCTTTAGCGGGAGGAGTGGAAATCGAATACCGGAATGCATTCGGCATCATGGATACCATGCACGCATTCGGAACCGTGGAACGGAGCGCCAAACAGACGTACAAGACAGCGCGTATTTCAGGACGAACACAGAACTACCAATCTGAAGACGAAGTACAGTTGTCATGCACATTCGCGCCCCTTGCACCCGGAGACCACAGCGTGGAGGAAGTAGCCCTATCTCGTGAGGTGCGCTTGCTACCAAGCCGCGCAATGATCACACCCGTCGAATCTGAAATTAAAGAGAGCGACGATCCAACCAAAATAGGTTTGGCAACTATAAAGTTCAAAGTATACGAAGAGGCGGCAGTCATCGACAACACAAGCACCGCCGCTCGCAGAAAGGTTTTCGACGATAGTTTTGACAATAGCTATGAGTAATCCAGAAAAGAGAAAATACCCCACGCGTATCCACCAAGCCGAGGCGCGACGTTTGTTGAGAGACGGGCAACCGCACCGCTTGAGGGTATGGGAACTCAGAACAGGAGAAATCTTGTTGTACCAGAGAGCGATCTTTCACAGTGAATATCGCAAACGGAGAAACACCCGCGTTCTGCTCCTACCATCGGGACAGATACGAGAGTTTCGGAACTATATGCTTTTTGAAATCGACGACATGAAAATTTATATGTAATGGAGACATCATTCGACTTTTGGACAATAGGCATGGACGGCGTGCAAGCCATGGTTGCAGAAGTGGGAGACACCACCGAAGTCTTTGACACAGTGGTAGGAGCCCCCAAGTCTAAAACTTTGCCCGGAAGCAATCATGAGAAATACATCCCTTTCGGCAACGACGATCAACTGCCATACGAGATGAAACGACTCATCGACGGAGATGAAGTGACAGCACAATGTCTGAATTTCAACGTCACCGCCTTGTATGGAGCGGGCGTCTACACCGGCGAGGACGACGCGCAAGCAGAACAATGGATCAGCCGACAGGCTTTGCCCATGTATGTGCTCGACCAAGCCACCGACATGCAGCTCTATTACTTTGCGGTTTCGGTCGTGATCCTTTCGGCAGACGGGAAACAAATCAACCGCCTTGTCCACAAAGAAGCCCCCTATTGTCGTTTGGCCGAGGCGGACAAGTTTGGCAAAATCCCCTTTGTCTATTATGCAAACTGGCATGGCAGCGCCCCGAAACCCGAGGAGATAGAAAAAATACCACTGCTGGACATGAGAGACCCGCTGGGAGATTTGAAAGTGCGCATGGGACTGGATGTTGATCCGAAGACCGGACGTATGAGACCGCCGACGCGTGAACGGAAATTTGCCGTCGTTTCGAGATTTCCTACAGCGGGCTGCCAATATTACCCCGTGCCTTACTGGTCGTCCATACTGCGAGGGGGCAGCTATGACGAGAAGCGTTTGATTTCCGTGGGTAAGCGCGCCAAGCTGCGAAACCACACGAGCGTGAAATACTTAGTGGAGGTGCAGAACGACTACTACAGCCGAATTTGTCAAGAAGAGGGCTTGACTGATCCTGAGAAGATCCAAGAACGGGTACGCCGAGAGAAGGAAAACATTCGCAAGTTCCTTTCGGGCTTGGAGAATTCGGATAAGGTTTGGGTATCGAAATACTACATTTCGCCCGACGGACACGAACAACGCGATATTCGCATTAACGTCATCGACGGTAAGAAGGAAGGCGGTGAGTGGGCGGAGGATATCCAAGCCGCCGCAAATACGATCTGTTTCGCCTTTGGCGTTCACCCCAACATGGTGGGAGCGGTGCCGGGGAAAGCGCAAACCAATAATAGCGGTTCGGACAAACGAGAACTTTACACAATGAAGCAAGCACTCCTCAAACCGATGAAGGACATTCTGCTGACTGCTTTGCGGTTGTGTTTTGCTTATAACGGCTTTCGGGGAACACCCACGCTGCCAATGATTCAATTAACCACACTCGACGAACATCGCGACGCTAAAATTACACAGTCATGAGTATTATCACAAAACAGAAGTTCGACGCCGTCGTGCCGGCATTCCGAGACGCTACAGACAGCGTATATCGCAAAATGGTGCCACAACTGGAGCTCTACGAAAACCGTACAGCCGAGTTTGCACCATACGAAAAGCTGAACGAACTGCGAGAACGCTACATCTGTTTGGCCGCGGCTCTCAACGCGGTGCGCAGCCTGGATCTCGTTTTGACCGGTTCGGGCTTTGGCGTCATCTCCACCGCTGAGAAGACCCCCGCCTCTCAAGCCCGCGTGGACGCACTGCAAAGGCAACTTTACCAAGAAGCCTCAGAAGCGTTCGACGAGTTGAGAACAATGGCTTTGACCACCGATTGGAACAAGACCCCCACCGCACGGAAGATGGTGGACAGTTTCCTTTTTACCCCCACCATGCTGCGAGAATACGGGGTGACATGCGAGGAACAAGACGTTTATGCGCGTGAATACAACCGTTTGGCACCGGAACGACACGAGGGGAGTATTCGCGTTCTCCACGAGATTTCCCCCGAGCTCTACGAGGTCATGCTGGACTGGTTGAGAGACGGCGGCGAATATCGCACCGACGACGATTCACCCCGACAACGGGCACTCCAAGTCATCTTGCAGCGAGGACGCATTCTCATGGCAAAGGATATGGTAGGCGGGGGAATAGCCAAAGCCGTCGACAATATAAGAGCGTCCTTAGCCCTTTATGGCGAACACCTCCCCGAATACACCGGATCTGCAACCTATAGAGCACGACACAGCGGCTTTTATCAGAATGAAACAGACCACCCCACATTCTTTTTTTCCTGAGACCGTACAAGCCCATATTCCTCAAGGCTGGACTGCACTCACAGATTTGCAGCTGCAATACCTTTGCGCGCTCATGGCAACGGAAAAGTTCACGACCGAAGAAATTCAGTTGCGCTTTTTGCGCCGCTTTGCTTTCCACCGCCCCAACCCTGATATTTGGCCGCTGCTTTCTGCCAATGCTTTGCTGAAGGCGGCCGAAGCGTTGGAGTGGATAGAAAGCCCGCCTGACACGCCCATACGAGTCGAGCGGATCGGGAAGTACAAGGCGGTGGACGCGCATTTGTTTGACGGACGACTCAAATTTGGAGATTACCTGATTTGCGAGAACCTGTTCCAAGGCTGGTTGTCTTCACGAGCCGACGAACCGCTTGATCAGATGGCAAGAATCCTTTATCGCACCGAGCAAGAGGAGTATGCCGTCGACATTCGACTTTCGCCCGGGCAGCGCTATGCCGTGATCTTTTGGTGGACGGGGCTGAAAGCCGAACTCGCAAATCGATACAACGAACTCTTCAAGCGATTGCCGACCGACGCAGAGGAGTTCGACGACCTTTCACCCGCAGAGCGGCAAAGAGAGAGCACCGACGCGCAAATTCGCGCATTGACAGGCGGCGACATCACGAAAGAACCCGCGGTGATGGACACGGACACGCACAGGGCACTGACTGAACTCAATGCCAAAGCGAGAGAGGCAAGAGAGACGATTCAAAAATTCGGCAAATGAAGATCTACATGAACCGCATGCAGCGCGAGAGTTTGGCCGTAGGCGCGCGCGACACGATTGTAGTAGCCGGACGCGGCACCGGAAAAGGCTTGTTGCAAGCCGCACAGGCGCTCAACGTCATTCAGGCCATGCCGCGCAGCACATCGGCCTATGTAGCCCCCAATGCCATACGCGCCATGACAAACACTTTGCCCTCCATGACAATGCACTGGGAGAGTTGGGGCTATAAGCGCGACGTGCATTGGACGATAGGCAAGCGACCACCGAAGCACTTAGGCTGGGAGAAACCGCTGATTGAGCCGCACAGCTGGGAAAATATCATCTCCTTTTACAACGGCTCGATTATCCAAATCATTTCCCAAGACCGAAAAGGCACCTCCAACTCAAAATCCTTTGACTTCCTTTTCATCGACGAGGCCAAGTTTATCAAGTTCGAACGACTCAAGGACGAAACATTCTTAGCCAACCGCGGACAGCAACGAGAATTTGGCCATTGTCCGTTCCACCATGGCATGCTCGTTACGTCCGATATGCCAATTACCAAAGAAGGCTCGTGGTTTCTCAACTACGAGGACAAGATGGATCCTGAACTCATCGCCGCGATTGTGGCACTACGAGACGAGCGTTGGAAGCACCTCAATCGAATCAAGCAGTTCGGGGTCGATAGCGTGCCGGACTATTTGCCCAAACGCGTGGCACGCATTGAGCAACAACTTTCGGAACTCCGAAAGCACGCCCTTTTTTATCGCACCTATTCGACGCTGGAGAATATCGAAGTGCTGGGAGAACAATACATCAGACAAATGCAGCGCGACTTACCGCCGCTCGTCTTTCAAACGTCCGTGCTTTGCCGCCCCGTTCGTCTGCTCAAAGATGGTTTCTACTCCTCCATGAAAGAAGAGCACTTGTACACGGCGGCCAACTTCAACTATTTAGACGCGCTGGAATACCAATTCGCCGAACTTGAAAAGGTGGACAGCCGTGTGGACGACGACCTGATACCCGACGCACCGCTGTGTATAGCGTTCGACTTCAATCGCAATATCAACTGGCTGGTGGTGGGACAGGTCGACGAAGAGCTGGGACGCATGAACACCGTCAAGTGTTTTTTCGTCAAGTACGAGCGCAAACTGGTCGAACTCGTCAACGACTTTTGCGACTACTACGAGAACCGCCCCAATAAGGAAGTCGTGTTCTATTACGACAGCACCGCCATCGGCTCCAATTACGCCGTCAATGATATCGACTTTCGCCGCGTCATCGAACAGACCCTCAGAAAACGCCGCCGCAGCGTGCAGAGCGTCTATATCGGGCAGCCCATGAATCACGCCGAAAAGCACCTACTCATCAACCGAGGTTTCCAAGGACAAGGACACCTCACACCCTACATCAACGAAGAGAATTGTGCTGATCTCCTCGTTTCGCTCCAATCGGCAGGCGTCTACAACGGCAAGAAAGACAAGCGCGGCGAGAAACTCGCAGAGACAGAGGAAGACCGACTCGAAACACGCACCGACGGTTCAGACGCATGGGACACCTTATATATAGGCTGCGAGCGGTTCCCCCGCCGAGGCGGTGCTCTTATCATCCCCTCATCCAACTGGGCATAACACAACACACCCGACTAACAGTTTGCCACCATGATCAATTTTCACGACTATTTCGCCACGCTTTGCCGACGCAATCGCATGGCAGCCGACCACCAATTTTGCACCGTCTCCTGTTCCGGAATCAATCATTTGGACAGCGTGCTCAACCGTTACGACACGGACGCCAATTTCGTAGCCGTCGACGACGTTTGCGACGAGGCCACCTTTCGCGATAGCGGCGGCTGGTTCAAACGAAAGGCCTACACCGTCTTTCTTCTCATGCGCTACGAGCACGACGACGAAACAGACCGGCAGCGCAAGATGGATATTTGCCGAGAACTCCTTAGGCAGTTCCAATCGGGACTACTCAACGACGCACCGCGCTTTGTAAAAGAAGGCTTGTACGTGCAGATGGACAACATTCGTTCGCGAGAGATGGGGGGAATTTTCCTCACAGACTGCACCGGGCTCTACTTCATGTTCTATGTTGATGAACCGGTGAGTATCGTTTACAACCCCGAAGAGTGGAACGAAGAGCCATGAAGCAACCCGAAGAGAAAGATTTTACCGCCTTTGCCCGGGAGTGGCATGATATGATGGTGAAGATCTGGACAGATCGCATTCAGACCATGGACATCCACCGCACCGGAACGTTGCAGAGCAGCGTACACGCGCAAGGGCTTAGTGTCGACGCCGAAGGCTTTTCCATGCACGCGGCTTACCGCTTTGTTGAATATGGCATTTACGTCGACGCTGGCACGGGTAACGGGTACAGCCGGGGCAACGGCGGCGACCTCAAAATCTTAGACCCCGTGGTGCGCGCACAACGAGGGCTCGGGGAGCCGAGAAAGAAACGACCGTGGTTTTCCGTTTCGTGGGAGATTTCCAAAAAAGTGCTCAGCAGGAGATTGACGTACGACATCGGAAATGAGTTTACCGGTATCTTCGACTCATTAAAAGACAATCGCTGAAAACGATTTTGACGATTTAATTTGGGAACAAGTGGGGAAAATCGTATTTTAGCCAAACAGAATTTCAAAACAAAGTCATTATGATCAGCGATTATTTCTTCTAT